ACCCGTTATATTGCGTTTTAAGGGCCTTCATAGCATCGCCCATATTTGAGTGTTCTTTAATCACTGCACGGATCTCATCTTCAGACAGCATGTTGACCTTAGGCAGAAGAGATTCTAAAAACTCAGTCTCTGCTTTCAAGTTGGCACTAGGACGAAGTGCATACACTTCAGTATTAGACTTGATCATCTTAGTAATGATCTTTGTTACCATCTCATCTGTTGGCTGGGTTCCATCGCGTTTGAATGCAGTTTCAACTTCGCCAACAAGAACAGTTAGAATTGAATAACTGTCGTTGTGTTTGTTGGCTCGCGCATACGCACGAGCATTTAGAATTTCTGTATAAAGTTTACTATTCATAATCAGTTACCATTGATCCCAGTTAGCAGGCTGAGCCCTTTTAGTGATAATGTCATCTTCAACATCACCATGAGTCATAATCCAGATTTCATGTTTGTTCTTTCTTCGTAGCTGACGGTGTCTTTTATTACGATACCAACGCTCCGACTTGCTATAATTTACATAGACGCGATGCCCCCAGTCAAGGTGGAATTCGCGTTCTTTTTCTTCTTTGTATTCCTCATAGGTATTGCAATGCGGATTCATATACTTCCACATAGGAATACCACGATAAGGACAAACCTCATTCTCGTGGTAATACCAACAAGGCTTTAGCTCAAATGCTTTGTACTGCTTTCTTCTGAATGTTCTTGCCATTTTAGGTTTCCTTTTGGTGACGGTACCTAATGCATTGAACACCTCCTATAGAAAAAGAAAGGCTGCAAATGCAGCCTTTGTTAAACAACCTTCAGCGTTGACGCTTAGGTTTTTTGGACACCTTGCCTGTTACCGGATGCGGAGTAAGCAGACCTTTGTTCGGGTGACCTTGGACTTTCTTATTGCTTGCATCATCTTTCAGTGAAGTATTGCTCATTGTATTTCCTTTCCTTTTTGTTTGGTGCCGAGCATAGGATTCGAACCTACGTGGACTTTCGTCGGAGCATTACAAGTGCCCTGCATTCAACCACTCTGCCAACTCGGCGTATTTCTGTATTTAGCTAACTTTTACCGCTTGCCACTTGAAGGTGTAGATATCGCCTTCAGGATCCATAATAGACAGATCGCCTACAGGGACACCTTCTTCATCTAGCTGCTTAACGCAGTGCTCGAGACTATATGCAAGGCATGATTCTTGCCCATCAAAATCATCAGCATCAGGATTAGACAGTCCATCAGTGTTAAACAAATACGGACGCAGCTTCTTGCTTTCTTTAGATGTTACAGACTCTTTCTCATTAGCCGTAACAACCTGAAGGCATGATGCTTTAGTTTTTGAATCGTACCAGAATCCGTCATATCGAACCGTGATCGCAGATACAGAAACGTTCTTAACTACACCCTGCCTTCCATAATTTGATGATGCTGGCGACACGTTCTTAACTCTGTCACCCACCTTAATCTTACTCATTTCTTTCTTCTCCATATGACAAATGTCTGCGATGTAAACCCATTTTCCGGAAACCTTTGCTTTGTTGTATGTCTTACATAGCTCAGTAACCGGACCAGTGATTCGACCAGTCTTTCGATAGTCGTAGACTTCGGTCATATACTTCGCAGTAACTACCTGACCGATTGAAATGCCTTCTAGTGTTTTCATCCTAGAGCCTCAAACTTCATATTGAAGTAGTTTACAATTTTCCCGTAGATGTTACTTGCCCCTACAGGATTAGCACTATGCACATAGAACAAAAACGGTGCCTTGATGATGTTGTTATCCATATCATATTCAATCAACCAGTTGACGAAGTTCATTGCTGTATCGTCGCCGCCTAGATCATGATCGAAGTAGATAACCTCAGGTACACCATTGTTTTTGACGCATTCAATAGCAGCCTTAGAATCACGAACAATAGTAATTAATCCATAGTTTGTTTTATCTTTAATTCCGCAGTCTGCATAAGGATCTCGCAAATCGTCAATGAACAGCCTGTAGTCCATCTAATATACCTCTTTTACATAGCGAAATTCTGTTTCAGGATACTTCTCCTGGAAGTCTTTGTCCTTAACAAACTTGTTGTACTCGCTTGCGTTGAAGAACTGCTTCTTCAGTTGTACTGCAAACGGGTCGCCTTTCTTGCATACGGTAAGGTAAATAGATTTTGCCACGTTGTGTTACTCCTCAGTCATTTGTTTTGTAACTACGTCGCATTGTAACGCAGGACCTGCCTCACTTGCAACAAAAATACACTTCTGATGTGGGGTAGTTCGAGTAATCCATTCATAAACGCGCAGGTTATTGCCGTTTACTTCAATGCTATAACTGTCAACGGGTTCTAGAGTGTTATTACTATAACTAGCAAACGATTCCCAGGTGATACCCCAAGCAAACGCACTAGTGGATATTGATAGTGCAATAGCTGCGAATGTTGCTTTTACAATATTACTCATCAGAACCCCTATCTTTATATTATATGGTGGACCCGGTGGGAATCGAACCCACAACGACCAAAAGGTGCTCAGTTATGAGCTGAGTGCAGACAGACCAATATCTGCGTCAGGTCCATTTACGTTGTAAGTATACACACCTATATGGATCAGTGCAACATCATTCGGGACGATTTTTCCAGTCTTTGTATACGCGAAGTCTGTCTTGAAAGGTATAGTGATACCACATAGAGTCTAGCTTTCGCTCTAGGCTCCAGTGTTTACCTACATACTTGGATATTTCACTAATGGCTAGCTTTCGTTCTTCGTTTGAAATGATGTTGTTATCGCATGCAGCATGAATTGCATAACACATAAGGTTATAGTAGAAGCCTGAGGCAATAACCTTATCTAGGATTTTCTGAACTTGACGATCTCGATAAGGACGAAACCAAAGCATCCACTTAATCACTAGCAACACCTCTAAATTGGCGGGGCAGGCGGGACTCGAACCCGCATTGACTCCAATTACTCGACTACGGTTTAGAAGACCGTTGAGGTACAACCCCTTTATAACCTTTAATCTGCGACTGCCCGGGATAGAAACTCCGGATCAAACAGCTCAATTGCATCAATTATCTGTTTGGCTTTAGCAAAATCTTTTTTGATAACCATTGCCGCTACTTGCTCAGCATGGAGTTCCAAGATAGATGAATATTTCACTTTATCAGTAACACGGTTACCATATTCATCTGTGGTGTAGAACATATCCATGATTTTATACGGTGTAATAGAATTTTGTTTAGCTACATCAATCACATCATTCTTATCCAGAACAGGTGCCTTACCTGTGTCTTCCCATTCTTGAGATAAGCCGCGAGCAAAATCAATAAACGCCTTAGCTTCTTTGAGGCTAGTACAGCTTACTTCGCGAATGTGCTTAATTGCATTAACAGGCTTGTCAATCCACTCTTCTTTCAATACCAGATACATAATATATGTCCTATTAAGTCAAATTTGGTCCCCGAGGTCGGACTCGAACCGACAAGGCTAACGCCGTGAGGGCTTAAACCTCATGTGTTTACCAATTTCACCACTCGGGGTACTTCTTGTGTGTCTTGCCGTGCATTATACACTAGCAAGACACATTGTAAAGCTCTATTTATCTTAGACTTTCATGATAGCTTCGTACAGATCACTATACGATTCCATCTTGTCTACCTTTTCGTCGAACTTGTCGTTATGGTAGTCTTTAGCCATAGCACGGATATGTTTCTTCTTGATGCCGAACTTTTCTTCAAGTGCTTCTGCTGCTGCATCAAACCCTTCTTTCTCGAGGTCGATCTTGGTTAGATGCTTGTCCATTTCCAGAATGCCTTCATGCAGAGCTTGGCGATCAGCCGGGCTTGACGGGATGATGATTTCTTCGGTAGTAGCAGTCATTGGTAAATCTCCAAATTACATTTATGTTTGTGTGTTACAACTCAATTATTTTAACAGAAACTGTATAGAAATCAACAACTAAATTGATTCAACTGATTCTTTAACCATTTTCATATCCTCAATAGACTCAAACACCTGCTCCAGACCTCTAGGCAGGATAGACACATTAAAGAACTTCTTGCCTAAGGTGTACATGATTGCGGTAGTAGTACCGCCACCAGGCATAGCAAACAAAGGTGCAATAACAGCAAACTTGCCTACTTGTTTTAGCTGCATGATGGCATCTTGCACCATCTCGTCTGTAACCTTGTCAGTGCCCTTCAGCTTGTCTTTAAGAGCATTGAAGAAAGTGACTAGCATCTTCTTAGTCTCATCACGCTCATACGCCAGCCCAGCAAGGGTTTTGTCGATTTTGCTTTTCACTTTGTCTGCGGCTTTGCTTGCAGCATGCATTACATCAGCAAAGCCTTCATCCATAAGGAGTTTCTCGATTCGTCGAGACTCTTCAAACGATTCTTTGAATGATTGCATTATTCTTCCCAGTTGATCCCGGATGGAATGCCCGATGTAGGTTTGTTCTCATGGGCAAATGGTTTATTATTTACCTTATTTATGACTTCATTCTTGGAGTCATCGGTCTTAACATCTGAGTATCGCATTTTGTCAAAGTCTACCTTGATTAGATGACTCTTGGCTTTGCTCTTGTTACCAAATCTAGTCTTCAGCAACACTGCCATCTGTCTGCCCATTTCCATCAACTCATCATTTGTGATTAGGCCAATAAACAGATCGAGCGACATTGGAAGCCCGAAGCTGTTTTTAGTTAGAATGTTGTTCGCGTAAAATAGACTGTCTTTAGATACCGATATATCCATAGTCTCTTCTTCACCTACCATTTCAATGCTTACAATCTCGTCATTGTATTCAATCATTGTATCGGTAACTGCTTCATGTTTTGCTTTGTCTACCATAAGACTATAGATCAAGTCTGCAAGCGATCCCACGCTTTCGACATCAATGCCTATAGCTTCACGATGATCATACAACCTAGAAGCATGCTCAAATGCGAGAATGCTTAGCTCTTCTTCAGTCTTGTACTTTAGGAAGTCCATGTTCCCTAATGAACTGTTTGCATCGTTCAATTGATTCATTTAAATCCTCGTCTGACCATATCTCTAGAACTTTATATCCAGCAGACTCTGCTAATTTTACTTTAAACTCGTCTCGTTGCCTAGCTTCATGTCCGTTCTGTTTTAACGGACTATCTTCTGCCCATGTCCCATCGCTTTTAGGGTGCCATGTTGTCCCGTGATATTCAATAATAACGTTGCCAGGAAGGAAGCAAAAATCATATAGAAAATACTTGTTTCCCTCATATCGAATCCACCGCTCACCTCTGTACTCTTTTAGCCCTAGCTGAATATCCGTTTTATTGTAACCTAGGTTGTGTAACCAGTTACACAACGGAATGAAAAGATCTAGTGACCACGAAGAAGCCATTCCTTTATTAGTTGAGAATACTCCAGTGTTGTTTTTCAACATTGTAGCATATCTTCTTTTAGTCCTATCATTGTATAATTTCATTCCCTTTTCTTTGCCGTACTTTTCTATATAGAAATCTTTCCCTCTAACGCATTTATATACTTCTTCCTTTCTTAGCAATTCTGCATCTTCGGCTGATAAGTTATCGTAAAGGTAATAACCCTTGCTGTGAGGCATAATACTCTTACAATACTCTGATAAATTAACACCGTCTTTTCTAAGTTTATCCCACCTTCGTTGCGACCTATTAGAGTTATCCTCCTTTGCTCTTTTAATCGCCTCCTCTTTACTCAACCCCTTCTTAATATAGTAATTTGAGCCAAAAACAGTATTCTCTTTAGCTCTAACCGAAATATCAGATACAAACTTGTTGTATCGCTTAGCACCTTCAACATCCCCATAAGTTGCACAAAAACTTTTAAGGGTAGGGCTACCCTTCTCTCGTTTCTTTCCGCTAGATAAAATCAACAATTCATCTGCCCATTTAGATCTTAAATCTTCTGCGTCTGCAAACATGATAAGGTTAGCTAGCCTAGTAATTGATACTTCTTGTATAGTTGTTGCTAAATCAAGGCATTCTTTAATTAGATCTTTTTGTGCTATGCTAGGTTCATTGTCGCCCCATACTTTTTTCCATCTTACTTTATTCGAAATGTAAGCGTACATTTCTTCTGCGCTCTTATTTTTTGGTATTGCGTATCCCATAAATCCCCTTAAAACCTTCTTTGGTTTACCTATAACTAAAGACTATTTAGTAAAAAGGGGATTGTAATCTACATGTTAATCGTGTTGAGTTTGCTCCCTACTGAAAGACCGCATTTTATACTAAGTCGGCCCTCGCTTGTGGGAAATACATGGTCAATTGAACATCTGATAACTTTACCACTCTTTGTCTTAATTTCATACACTTCCTTTGTCTTCGGATGATGCACAACAGACACAGTCACAAACCCGTTACTGCCTAACAGCTTATCCCCAACCTCAACATCCTTAATCATCTTTTTGCCGTTAGAAGAAATAACTTCTGTATCTAGAGTTAAACACTCAGACGTAGCAGTCATATCAAGATTCTGCGAGTTAAGGTTGTCTCGATTAACCTGGGTTGCTGTGACAATAGGAACCTCAAACTCAACAGCCAACCCACGCAACTCTTCTGCGATAGACTTAACGATAGTATATGAGTTTGCGTTTGCCCCGCTCTTGAACCTAGCGCTCGCACAAATGTTGATGTAGTCAATGAAGATAACATCCGGGATGAACTTTTTCTTTAGCTTCAGTTCCTTTAGTAGATGCCTGAAATGGCCCGCATGCGCTGCACTTGTAGGATATTCCTTAACAAATAGCTTACCTGTTGTCCGTTCCTTTAGCTTCTGAACCTTAGACATGAACCATTCACGGTCCAGCTTAGGGTTCTTCAGTTCGTCAGTTGTAACGTCAAGGAGGTTGGCGTCAATGCGTTCTTGTACTGCTTCCTCTGACATCTCCATGGAGATATACAGAACGTTCTTGCCTGCCTTTAACCATTCACCGGCGAAGTAGCACATCAAGGCGGATTTGCCAACATTTGTACCAGCCAAAATGCAACTAAGGGTCTTAGGCGGTAGCCCACCATTAGATAACTCATTGAATGCAGTTAACGGGAACGGCAGTCTAGAATCTTCATTAGTGTAGTATGCAAACCGCTTCTCGAAGTCGTTTAGATAGTCTGATCCAATAGAAGCCTCAAAGCTAATAGATAGAGCATCTTCTAGCATTGCTGGAATAGAATGCTTATCTAAAACTTTCTCATTGCCTTCAAGAATAGAGATAGACTTGTAGATAGCGTTGTAGATGGCTCGGTCACTACAATATGACTCAGTCTCGTTTGCTAACCACTTAGCATCGACTGGTTCTGATTTTCTACTATGTGCTTCCTTAATAATATCAATGCACTGAGCAAATGTATCCTCTGGGATCTTACTACCTTGCAAGGTTACAACAATGCTCTCTACGGTAGGTATCTTGTTGTACTTGTTAAACAAGTCCGCATAAGTGTTAAAGATCTCTTTATGCGCACCATCAAAAAAATCATCCTTTAG